CGGTCTATTACATCGTCCAGCCGCTCCCATACTTCCGGATTGTCCGGTCTGCCCATGATAATCCCTTTTTTAATTCCCCACGTCTCTCCGTAGTGGCCATGGCCCACGACTTCATACTCTATGCGGTTGTCCTGTGTGTCTACTCCGCATGTTAGTACCAGCACACTGTCTGGCAGCTCTGCTGGATATTCTTCTCGTCTGGCCAGCATTGCGTCCTCGTCCTCTAGGTCTCCTCTTTCCTCCCAAAGCTCACCGAGTATGGTGTTAAATACTACCTTCAATCGGTGCGGATCATCTTTGGCCTGTAGAAATTTAAGGACGATTCTTTCCCATGGCATCCATGGGCTTGCGAATGCATTTATCCAAAACGAACGGACGCCTTGGTTGTAAGCGTCCGGGTTCTCGGCTATCCATTTTGCCGGCTGTTTCTTTATCTGGTTTTCAGTGGACACGCACCCACAGGAAGGGCAGGCCCACCATACTGAGTTTACCTTGTAGTTCTTTTTGCCCTTTACCTTGGTGGTATCAAAGTCAAACTTGATATCGCTAAAGGTTATATTGTGGTATTCTCCGCAGTCCGGGCATTGGTAGCACCATCTTTCTCGTGTCCCTATCTCAAAGGACGCCTCTATGGCGCTGGCTCCTTTGATGGTTGGCGTTGATACTTCCACCATCTTGGAGTTGTAAAATGTGGTTGTTCTGGCTTCGGCCAGTCCCCATGGGTCCCCTTCTGCTCCTGCGCTGAGCGGCCACCTGTCTCTTTCGTCCCCGAACACATAGCGTGCTGGTATGGAAGCTAGAGACGATGGGCTGTTTGCTCCGGTGATGGTCAGCATTCCTCCGGGAAATTGCTTTTTTAGGACGGTGTTGTTTCCATCTCTACTCTTTGACTCGGCCACCTTCCGTTTTAGTCTCTTGCAGTCTCTAATCATGGCGGAGATACGTCTTTTTGAGAAGTCCTGCGCCACATCGACCGTCGGGAGTACAAACAATGCCGGTCCCGGGTCAGAGTCTATTAAATATCCCAGCATATTAAGCTCCACCTCTGTTTTTCCTACCTGCGATGAAGCTACCACGACGAGCCTGCGGACTTTCGGGTCTGTGAATGCGTCCATAATCTCTCGGAGGTATGGCGTTCTTGTAGTTCGCCATGGTCCTGCTTCTGCACTGTTTTCCGGAGACAGCCTTCTGTATTTGTCTGCCCACTCTGATACTGTTAAGTTCTCCGGTGGTTTGAAGTGCTTTACCGACGAGCTGACAACAGAGTTAAGGGCCTTTAGCCTTTTATCCGTCGTCCTCTTGCTCATCTTCCCACCCCTGTCTTTCCCTCACTCGCTTTTGGTACTCCTTGGGATCATATTTGTAATTGGATAACTCCTCCAATATGTCTATGACCGCCTCCTTTATCCTTTCGGACACCTCTGCGGCTGTGGTGATTTCAGCGAGGTCCACAGCTAATAGGCCCGGTAGCGTCATGATCATGCTGCGAATGTTTAGGACGAGGTCTGTTGTCATGGACTCCACATCTTCCGACTGGTGCATTTTCCCTTCCAGCTCTTTCAGTTCCAGCTCGGCCATTCTTGCCTTGGACCGCTTGAGGTCTATCTCGGCGTTGAGCTTCTCTGTTTCGAGGTCTTGGACTTGTGCTTTCTCCTCTCGTCCGTATGCTTTGTCCTGCAGGTATTTAATGTATCGCTGAATGGTTGGGAGCAGGTCGTATCCGTTTCCATTCACTTGGGATATAATTCCGTCTTGCGTCAGCTGCTGGATCCGGCGGGCGGTCAATCCGAACAGCTTAGCTATTGTGGTGGTGCTCTGTAGGTTTGGTTTGTAAGGTTCGGCCATCGCCGGTCCCCTCCTTTCTGGTTAGCGTAACGAAATGGGTAAATTTTTCAATTCAAAAACTAGGGGTCTTTTGGGCTCGCCAGCTCCGCAGGCTTTTTTGGCTCACAGAAGGAACCGCTTGACTTTTTCCGTCGCCACGCGTCCAGAACGGCGTCTCTCTCGTCCATTCTTTCTTTCTTTGGGTATTTGTACCCCTTCGCCCTTTGCGTCGCTCCTGCGTCCTCCTGTGACTTCCTGCGTGGGTCTGGTTGGTCGTACCTCCGGTCTCTTTGCTTTGGTCCTTTGGTCCGGGCTTGGTCTTGGCCCTTACAGTCTTTTCTGTGCCGACTGTAGGTGGTGGTCCAGCCTTTTGCCTACGTTCTCGCTCAGTGTTTCCTGTATGTCTTTTGACACGTCCTCGCTGGTTATCATTTGCGGTATAGACAGTGTCGTGAATTTCTTTATGTCGTTTCTCCGTTTGCTCATTCTCTGGAATGGAATGTGGGAGACTTTGTCCGGTGAGTTTGCTCCGGTCGGTAAAAGGATATTATGAGATTGCTCACTGTATGGTCCTCCGGCTGTCCTCTTTGCTTTGTATCGTCCTATGACTTGACGCTGCCCTTTCTTTACTTGCATTCTCAAAGTGTAGTTCTTTCCTTTGGGCGGCACCTTTGGCGTCATTCCAAAATGCACAGGAGTGAGTAGTCTGCCTTCAAAGACCAGCTGCATTTCATCTATTTTCTTTCCAGTTACCTTTACGGATCCAGCGGGCTTCTTGCCTTTTGTTTCCGCTCCTCTTACATCTGACTTCTTGATGTTATAAACATTGGTTACAGAAGTGGCCACCCAGCCGGGAGCTCTTTTCCTGATATCGCTTAGCGTCCTCTTGGTGACTTTCTCTGCTTCTTTGTTTATCTTATTGAGTTTACTTTGTATTTGCTTTGCGCCTATCATCTTGATTTCCATCATACCTTTAGCCATGGGTCCACCTCCTTTTCCTGAATAATAAGAAAACCGCCCGGGATGTTTTTTCTCCGGACGGTCTTTTTGCAGCCTAATCGTATCATGTCTCCTTTGTAAATTAAAAGCAAGTGTTATGACTCTTTTAGTTTTATGAGTATTCTTCCATGGAGCACCGTTACCCATTGTCTCGATTTGCACAGAGCTTCGGCCACCTCCTCCCAAGTGAAGCCGTCCAGATACTTCCTTCTCATAAGTTCTCTGTCTATGGAGCTATCTAGGGATTGTATTGCCTTTTCTATTGCGACTGTTTCCCTCTGTGCCTTTTTAATACTTTCTCTCAGGGCATTTTCTAGGTCTATCACGCTGGCTATTTTTCCTGCTGTTCTATCCGCTGCAAAGTTCGAGCGTGGCATTCCGTCTCCTATCGATTGGCCCGGGTACATGAGCTGCGTCCTCATGGTTTCCAGTCTTTCCTTTTGGGATTGTATTTCTCTTTTGAGGTCTATGTACTGCCTCAGTCTTTCCTTAGTCATTCCTTCTTCTGCCGGCTGCTTAGGAAGGGTTTGTTCTGCCGCTTGTCTCAATAATTCCCACCTCCTTGTGTTTTGGGTCCAGCTGTATAAGGCTTGACTGCGTCTTTTGTAGGAAGGAGGGAGAGCGGCTCCCATCTTTGCCAGCCTCTCCGTTTGCGCCTCTATCTGTCCAGTAGGTCCATACATTCTTTGCGCTGCTCCTTGATTATGAGTTCCTCTTTCGGTTTCTCTAGGAGGTGTATTTAGTCACTCTCAACATTACCTCCCTGTGGGCTTATTCTCTGGCTTGTTTCCCGGCTATCATTTCCGCCGCCTGTCTTTCCTCCTGTGTTAGAGGAGTGTTGCCCTTGGTGATCTGCTCCGTTGTGCTGGTGGCTATAGCCTTTAATTTATCGAGGCGGGCCTGTTCTTAGTCGCTTAGGCCCTCGCCTCTTTTCTTGGCGATAAGTTCCGCCAACATGGTTTCCGTCTGCTGCTCTAGGTTCTTGCTATTCATTGGTTACGCCCTCCATTCTTTTGGCTGCTGCTTCTGTTCCTTCTAGCCCTCTTAGGCTGCCTCTTACGTATCTGATTTTCGCGTCTCTGTCGGTTCCGGCTTGGTGGCCGTCTACGTTTATGAGTCCGTCGTGCTGCTCTGTAATGCTGACCATGATATCATCTTCCTTGGTGCGTCTCCCGGCGGTGCTGTAGCCTGATCCTGCTACTGGGCCATATGCAATGGTAAAGGCTTTTTCTTGGATATCTTTGTAATACTTAGCCCATGCCTCTGCAGCTTTTGAAATATCGCTAGCCATGTTTGATATCTGTGTTTCCTTCTTGATCATGTCGTTGTATGCTTCGCTGGCTGCTTTGAATAGGGCGCTGTCTCCCTTGACTCCTACCGTCTGAAATTGAATAATTTTCTTTTCCAGTGAGTACATTTCGGAGGTGATTTCGTCCATTCTCATTTCCGCCTGTTCCGCTTTGTCGTCGTCTCCCTCGGCTATGTGGTCGGTGATTTCCTCGGCTAGTCTTTCGCTTTCCGCTGCTAGTTCCTCCAATGTTGCCGCCATCTGGTCTCTTTTGTTGCGGATCCTTTCTTTCTTGTCCTCGACGTCTACCTTGTATGCTTCGCTGGCCTCCTTGAATGCCTTTTTAGCTTCCTCGTAGGGCTTTGTGATATCCTGCAGCATTTCTCTGGTTAGTGTGCTAGGGTCCTTCTTCATTTCCTCTAAGCTGATTGTCTTTGTCTCTTTCATGGTTTACCATTCCTTTCGTTTTTTAGTTTGGTTTACTTATCTTTATTGCAATTATCAGAGGTTCCGGAGAGCTCTTGGCCATGGATCCGCCGCCTCTGTAATTTTCTTAATAATCATCTATTTTTGTCAC